GTAGAGGTCTTGGGCGCATGACAGAAAAGAGCTTCTTTTGGAACGGCACGTCACTGGGGGACGCCGCTACCTGGACACCGGCCAAGGGCTATCACATGGCGAATGCAGATTATGAATCCCCGTGGGTGGACATAATGATGCGGGCCATCTTGAATGGCACGGGCAATCAAGGGGTACTCCTGGGTTGGCTGAACGAATTAGAGGTTACAGGTGTAGCCAGCCCGCTTGCTGTAAATGATGGGGCAGCTATTATCTACGGTCTCTATTATGAGAATGATGCATCGCGGCCCGTTGTCGTGGATACGCCAACCAGCGATGTTCGTGTAGATCGACTGGTGATTCGTCGTGACTGGGCGGCTCAGACGGCGAGAATTACACTGCTGGGGGGTGTGGAAGGGGCGGGGGCTGCGCCGGGAATGACCCAATCGCCCGCGCCTAGTGGTAGCGGCGTCTATGACATTCCCCTGGCAACCATCGAGATTACAACGGGTGGCGTTATCACTGTGACGGATGCCAGGGAATTTTGCGAGTTTAGCTTGGAGCCTGCCGATGGTGCGTTTGGCACGGATCATTTAGTCAATGAATCAGTAGATTTGGCTGCCCGTGCTACGCGGACCAAGAAATTCTTTTTGTCTGGTGGAGACCTAGAACCTTCCATATTGAACTCGCGTTTTTCACAAAGCAGTTCTGTCTACATAACCAATAGTGTAGTTACAACGTGGGGGGCCACCGCTGCTTCTGTTAAAGGTTGGAAAATAGATGGAGGGGGTATTAGCGGTGCCTATGCCGTCTTCAAAGTGCCGTCAGATTGGGCGGGTGGTGATGTCACGCTTTATACTTGGTGGATAGATGATTGTGGTAATGAGATTGGGTTTACAATTTATACCCTTTGCCAGTTGTTTAGGTCGGGCTTGGGGGCGACCTATCAATATACTTTCGCTACGGTCCATGACACCTATTCTGTAGACTATCCAGTTAGAACTAATGTTATCACACTTACCGATTTGGTTGGTGATGAATTGATTTATATCTGCGATGCCCTTGTCGGAGTTACCGGACCCGCCGAGTCGGTGCTCCTTGTGGGCATTGAAGTCGAATATACGGGGTATCTATGACCGAGCGAAGCAGGTTTTGGGACGGTTCAACAACGGGCGATGCCGTCAGTATTACCGATAACGAACTGATGGACCGCTTCTTCCGCGCGGTCCTGAACGGCACGGGCGACCAGGGCGTTCTCAGGGGCTGGGCAAATGAACTTGAAGTCACAGGTGGCGGGGGGCTGAATGTCAGTGTGGCAACCGGCGCTGCGATTCTGTACGGCGGATTCTATGAATCGACGGCGATTGAAACCGTGGCTTGCCCTGATAATTCAACGGTCCATGTGGTCGTGCGCCGGGATTGGGCTACGCCCCAATCCCGGCTAGCACAAATCGCCGCGCTTGTCCAGACGCCTGATACAACTTATGACATCCCCCTGGCTGAAGTGACGACTGTGGCAGGGGCTATCACCCTCATTACCGACGAGCGGGATTTCTGCGAGTTCACAACGCAGCTGGCGGCACCTGTACAGACGGATCACATTCAGGATGACGCTGTAACAACCGGGAAGCTGGAAAATCAAGACCGCTGGCGCTATCGAGGAGCGGGTACACTAGGGCCAGATGGTACTAATCCTGCTGTCTGGGTATCTCAAAATACCTGGGTTCCTTATGGCAGTGTTTGGAGGTTTGTCGATGGCGCTACAAACAGCGTGTGGTGTACGCTCCGCGTTCCCGAAGATTTCACCGGGACTGATCTGGACATCTATCTTTGGGCCAGAACGCCAACGGACACGGCGGGCGGCGATGTGGTGTGGGCTTGGGATACTCAGGACGCCCAACCAAGCGCCGTTCTAGCCAATCAGAGCGGGAATCTAGCCGTGACTTATCCGGCGCTCACCAATTATGTCTATCGAGACTTCCTGGGAACCTTGACACTTGCGGCGGGTGATATTCTTCATGTGCGGATAGATAGATTGGGTGGCGATGGCAATGATTCATTGGCGGATTCAATCTGGTTGTATATGATTGAATTTGAGTACATGGCGGATAGCTAAATGACACAAAGAAGTCTATTTTGGGATGGGATAGTAGGCGATGGTGGTCCCTACACGCAGCAACATCTACACGACTTCTTTTTCCGCGTACTGTTGAATGGTACAGGAAATCGGGGTGTCTTGCGGCTTTGGGAGAATGAACTGCTAGTCAGCGGTACGAGCAGTCCCGTGAACGTTGCTGTGGGTGCGGCCATTGTCTATGGCGGCTATTATGAAACTGACGAACCCGTTACGGTAAATATTCCTACGCCTTCTTCTGGTAAGTCCCGGTATGATCGGGTGGTGGTTCGCCGCAATTGGAGTAGTCAGACCACACGAATTGCCCGCGTGGCAGGTGTAGCGGCGGCGGCTCCGGCTATTCCAGCCCTGACTCAGACACAGGGAGCCATCTATGAAGTGCCCCTGGCGACTGTATTGATTACGGATGCAGGGAATATCACCATCACAGACACCCGTGAATTTTGTACCTTTAGCACGGAATGGCCCGCCGATACGGTAGATACAAGCGATTATGTCACTGGCGCAGTAACGCCCGCCAAGGTTCCTGATCGCACACGATATGAATTGAAAGACGCCGGGCAGATGGAGCCGGACAGCGGCAATCCAGCCACCTGGACGGTCGGCGGCTCTTATGACTACTGGTCCTTTGCGGACGCCGCTACCAACATAGTCTGGGTTTGTTTCATGTATCCCGTTAGCATTGTGGGGGCAACGGTTGCCCTGTATGTTTGGTCTGTGCCAAATGTCAATGGCGCGGGTGCCGGGGCAGAAACGTGCAAATGGGACTATACAGCTTACCGCATCGCAGAAGGAGCTATGTCCAGTTTACCAGGCAGTATCACGCCGGATCAACAAGCTAGGGTGAACACGACCATCTACAGAGACACGCTAAACGCCGCCATGCCCCTAGTTGGAAGCGATTTGGTCCTTCTGAAATTGAGTCGGGACGGGGTAACAGACAGTTATAATAGCGCCATGCGGTTGCTTGGCGTAGAAATGAGCCTTACAGCGGATAGCTAATTATGCCCCATTTTAGCGATTTCGAGCTTTATTTGTGCGACCATCAGGGCGACCAAGTTATCCTCTTGACCGGCCCTGAAATGTTAGAATTCAAATGGTCCCTGACCTTGAACGGGCCGGGGGTTTATTCCTGTACCCTCGTCGCGGAATCGGGTATCCAAAACTACTTCCGCAAGCATTATGGTCTAAAACTGATGCGCGATTATGGGGATGGATTCTACGAGGAGTTCTATGGATTCCACCTGTCTCAGCGGGAATGGTTACAATCGGCAGAAGCAGATGAGCATTATTGGGAAAGTCGGGGGCTTGGTCCTGAGTGGCTCTTGGACCAACCTTTGATTTTTCCCGTCAAGAGCAACAATCCTGACTATCCATTTTATGATATGTGGTGGAGCGACGGTCCTGCCGATGATGTGATAAAGCAGATGGCCTCTGAATCTATCGGAGGCGGGGCAGATGCCGACCGACAATTTGCTAACTTTGTCGTAGAGGGCAATACGGGGTCGGGGGTCTGGTCTTGCTTCGAGGCGCGATTTGACCGACTATTGGAATCCATGCAGAACATCGCCGGGGAAGAATATGAGGCGGATTTCCGCGTAGTTCGCACGGGTACGGGATTCGAGTTGCGCACCTATTCCCCCTACTACGGAACAGACCGGCGCAGGGGCACAGCCGATCCGACTATCTTTAGTCTGGAAATGGCAAATATGCAGAATCCCGAACATACCATAGATTGGCGGGAAGAAGTCACCTACCTGATCGGCGGCTGGCAGGGGTCTGGGGATGAGCAGGCGCTTTATTATGCCCAAGATGCTACGGCGATGGCAGAAACCCCTTTCTCTCGTCGGGAAGATTACATAGACTTGCAAGACCTTTCTCAGTCAGACCAGATTCCGGACATTATGTCCAATGAGTTACACGCCCGTCGCAAGGTGGAAACTGTCTCTTTTGAACTTCTACAGACCAATGCCTGTCTATATGGTCGAGATTGGAGTCTTGGGGATTTGGTAACGCTTGACCTCTGGGGCTACTCCTACGATATGCGGATTACGGGCGTCAACGGGGCCATCGACGGACAGAACGAAGAAACGATAATTGGCATAGCAGAACTGTATGGGAATATCGAGCCTATCTATACGATTGAGCCGACACCTGTTGTGCCT